ATCATCATTATTTAAAGACATTTACGACAATACAACATTTAATCGCAAACAATTAGAAGTGCTAACAAGAGAACTTGTGCAGTTCATCAAGGATGGTGATACTGCAGTTCAGATAGTACCTATGATTAAAGAGTATTTAGAAATAAACGTAAAGAACGATGACCAACTCGTTAAGATGGCTGGTATCGTGCAAAGACTTATTTCTGCAGAGGGTAAAGTAGGTTCAGAAGATGAATATGGTTTATCAGAAGAAGAAAAAACACAACTACTTTCAGGTATGGAAGATACTATAAAAGATTTACAAGTAGAATCAGATAAGATACACAATAAAATAGAATCAGTAAAGGTAAATTAAATGAGTTATCGTGATGAACCAATAATCACAGATACTACTATGGAAGTAGGAACTGGCATGCCAACGTATAGTAGAATACGTGAGTTAGTCCAGAATATGATTAAGTCTTCTCATTTTGAATACCACGAAACAGAAGCTTTTGAAGTAAAAAAAATAAGTAAAGTCGCATACGGTGGAGTTCTAGGTAAGTTTATAGTTGAACCTGACCAACCGATAAAAGGTAAGGTTGTATTACCATTAATGCCACACATAACAAATATACCTGTAATAGGTGAGCACGTGGTGGTTGTTGAATATAATGCACAACACTATTATACTTGTATTATAAATAGAAAAAATTCAAACAATGAAAATTCTATTCCAGGTGCATCTGGTGATTATGTAGAAAATACAAAATATGGTGAAACGTTTCAAAAGAAAGATATTAGACGAGTTGAAGTAAATGAGGGTGAAATAGTTTATGAAGGTAGATTTGGCAATTCTATAAAACTTGGTTGTGACCCTAATAGTAACTCACCAATAATTAAAATACGATCTGGACAGGCTAATCTCAGTGCAGATGTTAAAAATAATCTTAATCTTTCTACTAAAGAAAGTATTGACAATGACCACTCTTCCATATACTTAACATCAAGTGGTGTATCTAATATAAAGTTTGATGGACAGACAATTGGGGGTAAAAAAATACTAATAAAATCTGACGGTATATTTATTAAAGGGAATGATATTAGATTAGGTGGTGTTATTGCAGGTGATTTACAACCAGTGGTTAGGGGTAATGATTTAAAAGAATTACTTGACCCAATATTTACAACACAAATCGGTGTAAATACGGTATTGATAGCAACAAATCAAGCTAAAATAACAGCTTTAACAGCAACAGGTGGAGTTGCAGCTCAAAAACAAATATTAGATATTAATGATCAAAATATAGAGTTAGCAAAATTAAATGTTGATTTAAAAATAGCAATAGAATCATCCACTTATTTAAGTAATACAGTAAAAACAATATAGGAGTTATTATGACCAAAAAAGACCTTGTAAAAATAATACGAGAAGTAGTTCGTAGAGAGGTGCAAAAAGAAGTTCAGAAGATATTTATTAAAGAAGAAACATCACCAACCTTAGAATCTATGGTATCTGAAATATCAATTCCAGAGGAAAAACCAATCGTAAAAAAACATTTTACTAAAAATAAAACTATAAATTCAATATTAAATGAAACTACGGCACTATCAAAATCACAAAAAGATGAATATGCTACTATGGGTGGCGGAACATTTGATACAAGTCGTATGACTGAACTTATGGGGTATGGTAAACCAGAAGAAGTTCAACGTAATATGGTGGCTGCAGATTCCTTCAGTAAAGCTGGAGTTCAAGCTGACCAAGTACCTGAACACTTAACAAACGCTCTAACAAGAGACTACTCTAGTTTAATGAAAGTACTTAACAAGGATAAATAATGGCAAGTGCATTAGAAACTGATTTAAATCCCAACACTTATGTTGGACTATCTTTTCCATTGAGAGCTGGTAATAATCAAGATTTTGCTATGACTAAAAATTCATTAGACCAGGCAAGACATAATTTAAAAAATTTATTATTAACTCAAGTTGGTGAAAGAGTAGGACAACCTCTGTTTGGTAGTAGGTTGAGAGAATTAGTTTTTGAACAAATAGATAGTGACCTACCAGGTAAAATAGAAGACGAAGTTAAACGATCTGTTGAAACGTGGTTACCATATATTAATATTAAAGAAGTAAACACACTTACAGACGATGGTGATAACAGTAAAATTTTTGTGGAAATAAAATTTTCTACTACTATAAACCCACAAACAACAGAATCAATAACACTAGACGCATCATACACGGCTACATAATAATCGGAGTTTTAAATGCCACGTACAAGTATAAAAAAGAACGCAGTAAAACAAGTTAATTATCTTAACAAAGACTTTAGTGATTTTAGAGATAATTTAATTGAGTTTGCTAAAGTATATTTTCCAAATACATATAATGATTTTAACGAATCATCACCTGGAATGATGTTTATCGAGATGGCAGCGTATGTTGGTGATGTTCTTTCTTATTATATTGATTCATCTTTTAGAGAATCACTTTTAGTTTATGCTGAAGAGAAACGAAATATTTATAGTATAGCCCAATCGTTCGGCTACAAACCACAAGTCACTTCACCTTCTACTGCTGTATTAGATGTTTTTCAAACTGTTCCAACTTTAAATGGTAATCCAGATTTAAGATATGCTCTTACAGTAGACGCTGGAACAGCAATTACAGCTACTAGTAATGGTTCTACTTTTAGAACGGTAGAGGATGTTAATTTTAATTTTTCAAGTTCTTTTAGTCCACGTGAAACTTCAATATTTGAAAGCGATAGTGGAACAATAACTAAATATTTACTAAAAAAACAAGTAAGAGTAGAAAGTGGAAATGTAACAACTGAATTTTTTAGCTTTAATTCAGCTGAAAAATATTCAGAAATTAGATTAGCAAATGCCGATGTTATAGAAATTATATCATGTACAGATAGTGATAATAATAGTTGGTATGAAGTTGATTCTTTGGCTAGAGATACTATTTTTGAGGACGCCGAAAACAACTCATTGAATTCACCTGAAACTGTTGATGATAGAGATACAGCTCCTTATTTATTAAAATTAAAAAAAGTTTCCCGCAGATTTACAACATTTATTAATGAAAGTGATGAAACGGTTATTCGATTTGGTGCTGGTATATCAAATAATCCTGATGAGGAAATAGTTCCTAATCCAGATTCAGTTGGTTCTAATTTACCAGGTAGTCCAAGTCAACTTACAAAAGCATTTGACCCAAGTAATTTTTTAATAACAAAAACATTTGGTTTAGCTCCATCCAACACAACCCTTACATTTAAATATGCATTTGGTGGTGGTATAGATGATAATGTAGTTTCTGAAGATATTACAAACATAGCAAACATTTCATATCAAATACAAGATGATTTATTAGATTCTGGAACGGTAACCGATACTAAAAATTCAGTAGCCTTTACAAACATAAATCCAGCTAGGGGTGGTTCAGCTGGTCAAACGGTTCGAGAAGTTCGTGAAAGTGCCTTAGCTTATTATCAATCTCAACAACGAGCCGTAACAAAGGAAGATTATATTATTAGAGCTTATTCACTTCCTGCAAAATATGGTAATATTGCAAAAGTTCATTTAGTGCAAGATGACCAATTAAATAAATCTATAGGAACTGATGAGTTGGACAGATTAGTAACTGCAGAAGATGTTACCGATGGTAGAACAATAAAATCATTACAAGTTAGAACACCAAATCCATTAGCTATGAATATGTATACACTTGGATTTGATTCGGAGAAAAAATTTACAAATTTAAATCAAACAACTAAAGATAACTTAAAAACATATTTATCACAATATAGATTAGTTACTGACGCTATTAATATTAAAGATGCTTATGTTATTAATATAGCTGTTGAATTTGCAATATTAACAAGAGTTGGGTTTAATAAAAATGATGTTCTTCTTAGATGTGTTTCAAGTATACAAGACTTTTTTGATGTAGATAGATTTCAAATTGGTCAACCAATTATATTATCTGATATAGCATATGAGTTATCATTAGTAGATGGTGTAGCTTCGATTGTTCCACCAATTAATCAACCAGAGAATGAACGGTTACCCATTGTAGTAAAAAATAAATTTGAAACTAAAGATGGTTACTCTGGTAATGTGTATGATATAAAAACTGGAATAATAGAAGGTATATTATATCCTGCACTAGACCCAAGTATTTTTGAAATTAAATATCCTAATACTGACATACAAGGTAAAGTTGTCGGTGATAGTACAGGTACAACGGAGTAAGTTAATGCATTATTTTGAATTTTCAACTAAAGATACAACATTATATGAAGCTAGTTCAAGTTTAAACTCTGGCTTAGATGAGATATTAGAGGTTAGAAAAGACGTTAGTGACACCGGTGTTTTTGTAGACGCTTCACGAGTATTAATAAAATTTGATTTAACGTATATTCAAAACTCAATTGCTTCTGGTCTAATACCTGATTCTGGAAGTAAAGCTGCTAAATACTTTTTAAATTTATTTGATGCACATCCTACGTCTTTAGCATCATCACAAAGTTTATATGCTTACCCAGTAAGTCAGTCTTGGATAATGGGTGATGGTCATAGTTATGATGACCCTGTTACTACTGAAGGTTGTAGTTGGGGATTTACAGACGGTTTAACTGATGGAACTTTATGGACACCAGAAATAAGTTCTTCAGGTGGCACTTGGTATCAAAATTCAGCGAGTGGTTCATTAGATTTCGTATCACCATTTGGTACAACAGCAAAGGATGAAGTACAGATTACGGTAGCTGGAATTGAGTATAATTTTATAGCTACTTCATCTGTAAATACACCAACTGACGAATCACCAATATTTTATTTTGCAACTGGTTCTACTACAGCCGCATTTGGTAGTAATTTAGTTACTCAAATAAACGCGGCAGATATTGGTATTACTGCTACATTTAGTGGCACAACAGCATTACACCTAACAGCTTCTGCGATAACTACTGCAGGACTTAAAGATATTTCAGTAGATACTGGTTCAGATGGCACATACTCTGATGTAGTAACACTTAGCGGTGGTGATATACCATTTGAAGCTTCACAGTCGTTCACTCATAAATCAGAAGATGTAAGAATAGATGTAACTGATATAGTAAAAGCTTGGAATAGTGGTTCAATAAGTAATGAAGGGTTTATGATTAAACGAAAAGGTAATGTTGGAAATAGTGATACTAATTCTGATGAAGGTGGTTCAAGTAGATTAGGTAACTTTTCATTTTTCTCATCTGATACTAATACAAAATATCCACCAACACTAGAAATTGTTTGGGATGATTCTTCTTGGAACATAGGTTCTTTAACTTCATTGAGTTCAACTGAACTAGAAGATAGTGTTGTTTATATGAAGGGGTTAAGAGCTGAATATAAAGAAAAGTCTAAAGCTAAATTTAGAGTTGTTGGTAGAGAAAGATTTCCATCAAAAACATTTTCAGCTACTCCAGCTGGATTGACAGTAAAATCTTTTCCAAGTTCATCATTCTATTCTATTCTTGATGCCGAAACTAATGATGTGATTGTGCCTTATGGAACTGGTTCAAAATTAAGTTGTGATTCAACAGGTAATTATTTTAATTTAGATTTGAATGGATATCAACCAGAAAGGTATTACAAAATTGAATATAGAATACAAAGTGGAAGTGGAACTACTGATGAGTTAGACCAATACTTTGATGAAGGATTTACATTTAAGGTATCACAATAATGCCTTACACAACAGCAGAACGAAACAAGTTAGGTTTTTATAAAAACTTTCAAGACAAGTTGCGTAACGAATATTTAGAAAGATTAAAAATATCTTTAGAAAATAATTTTAGAGATGAAAATAATGTTTTATTTTCTTTTGAAAATATAATACCAGATGAAACATTAAAAATAGGTTTGGGTTTAGAAACAATTGACACTAGCTCTGCTTTATATAAACCTTATATAAAACAAGAACAATTGGATTTAGCTAAATCTATTGTTTCACCAAACGAAAAACTTCCATTATATGACAAAACAAATTTATTAGAAGTTACTATTGACAGAAAGATATCAGAATTACAACAAGATGAAGTTGCAGAAAAACTGCCAGAAAATATATCTGAAGGTGATGTAGTTACGAATAAAGACCCACGTAGTTCAAAAAGATATTTAATTCAAGGAATGCAAAAAAGAGAATTTGTAAATACTGGTACATTTTTTGGTAGAGGGTTTTTCCTATCTAACTTAAAAAGTGTAGCTCAAGAAAAGCTTGATGAAATACCAGATGGAGGATTAATAAGATAATGGAACAAACTTTAGATATACAAGATATAGAAGTTTTAGACACTGGAAGAAGTTTACCAGTATCTTCAGAAAACAATGATTATGCTTATTTAGGTGGTGACTTTAATGATAATCCAAATGATTATGTTGAAGTTTTAGTATATGATATTAATAATAACTTTTTAGAAAGTGCTGCAGTAGATAAGTCAGATTATATATCTACAGACACTGGTTTAAAGTTAAATACCGGTTCAATTTTAAGAAAATTAGGATACGATAGAGGCCGTTATGTGGTAAAATATAATTTTTTTAGAAAATCTGCTGGTTCAGATGAAACAATGTTAGTTAATATTGATGGAAATATTTATACTGGAGAACCAACTATTGATTCAAATGGAATTATTGCTGATGATAAAAATAATAAGTTATTAGTAAAAGAAAACAAATATTACATTCACGAAATTTCAGACTCTCGTTCAGAAATAAGATTAGTTCCTGAAAAAATAAATGATTTTGAGTATAGAGATAATTTTTTAAAGGTTCAAACAGAACGAAATTATATAAAAGTAGAGGATGGTGTTAAAATTCTTTCAGAAAATGGTGGAGCACTTGAAGATTCAAAACTATTACACTTTCCATACCAATTGTCTAAACGAGTTATTGGTGGTGTGGTCTCAATTAATAATTCTTTTATTGAAAAAATTATAAAGCCACCAAGTGCTATAAAAGATGAAGCTGATGGTAGAACTGGTGAACTTGATGATCTAACCGGTGTAGTTAATGCAAGGTTTTATGTATCAGACCTTTCCCAAGCTAACGTTAGAGTTGCCAATCCGGATGTATACTTTACTAAATTTCATGCTAGAATGAAGGGTGTAACTACTATACAACAACTTGAAGATAAATATGGTACAAGTAATAATGCAATAGGATTTACTGTTGAGGATACTGACAGAGGTCTTGAAGGCATGAGAAATGCGATTGACGATGTGTTGAATCCAATAGAACTTATTTATTCAGGAGATAAAGATAATATAATTACATTAACAAGTATTACTACAAGACCACTAAATTTAGAAGCATATTATAGATGGGAACTTAGTGGATATGATAGAGATACAGACGATTATAACGATATTAACGCCGGTGATCGTGAAAATAATGATGTTCAATGGACAACTCCTTTTGGTGGTAATAGTAAAGTTGTTGAGGGTATAGGTGTAACTGAAGCTACGTTTGCAATATCAAGTCAAGATTGTCACGTTGGTGTTAGACTTACAGTATCGATGGCTGGTGCAGATGGTTCTCCTAGCACAATAATGTATCCTGTATGTTTTGAAACAGATGAGGATAAATAGATAATGGCTAACTTTTTAAACATAGGGGAAGGTTTTACTAACACCAACCCAATTGAGGCTAAACTAGACACAGACGTTACTTTAAAAATTAATGCAGGAGTTTTCACTAACAGTCAAGATGATATTGGTTTATTGATAACTCACGTAAAAACTTCTACTGAACGCAAACGTCTATTAGATGATGGAGATACTGAACCAACATTGAGCTTTGGTGACTTATTTGGTTTAAATGCAACAAATAGTGGTGAATATAAAATTATGTTAGTCACCAATATGGCGTCAGGACAGGACCCTGTTCAGTTTGCTGGTTCTAGTGTGCTAGATGTTACAGTTAAAGCATCTGCAGATGCAAATTCTTACCTGTTACTACCATTTGTAGCTAAAATAGAAGGTGTTAATGGTAATAAAGTTACTATAAACCGATCTTGGAAAGAATTTAGAACGAAAGTAAAGCCACCTAGAAATAATACTTATCCTGAAGGTCAGGTTCAAGAACCTAAAGCAAATTTTTCAAATATTGATATTTCACATAAAACATCAGACGTTAGAGATTTAAATACATATCTACATTTTGGAGAAGATAATAAATTATTAGTTACAAATATAAGAACAGATGATATAACATTTAAAGAATCTCCACATTCAGCAATATTTAAATTATATAAACCATTATCAGATGATATTAAAAAGGGTGATAAGGCATTTATAGTCCGTGAAATATTACCACAACTTACGGAAACTGTTGAGTTAGTTCCGTATGACCAAGAAGATGAAGATGTACTAATATTAAAAACACCCGATTCAACTATGGTAACTTCACCAATTAATAAACGTCAAACAAAGCTTAAAACTTTTAACGATTTAATTACAACTGATTCAAAATTACAAACAAGTATAATAGACAAGTATATTAGTGGTAGTCAAAAACCAGTAGAAATAAATGTAGACTATTCTAATTATGAAAATTTTATAAACTTTAGTTCAGCAGAAAAAAGATTAGAAAACTTTAAATATAAAATTGAAGAAATAGAAGGTCATACAGCTAAAAGTTCTTCTTTTGCTTTAATAACAAATGGTGAAACTGACGCTTTAAATTTTGAAAATAAAATAAGAGAAGTTAAAAATAATTTTGATGGGTATGAAAGTTATCTTTATAATACAAAGTCATCTTATGTAACAAGTTCTATGGGAGAATTTAAAGATGCCTCTTGGCCAAAATCTGGTAGTGGAACTTATGCCGACCCGTTTGTACCAATAAGTTCTTCAGAGGCTAATTTTTTATCTTGGTATGGTTCAAACCTTTCAACTACAGGTCAGGTATATAGTGCATCATTATATGATAAAGAAAACCCAAATAAATTAACAAATTTATTACCACAACACATTAGTGAAGATGTAGATAATAACTATTTCTTAGGTTTTATGGATATGACAGGACATCACTTTGATGAACTGTGGGTTTATACAAAAGCTTTAGCCGATATAACAAACAGACAAAATGATATAACTGATGGATTTTCTAAAGATTTAATTTTTAATTTATCAAAGTCTCTTGGTTTTGATGTGATAGATGGAAAAGATTTATTAGATTTAGGTAGAGTGGGATTTGGACAAAAATTAACAACAGTAAGTGGGAGTGACTCATATTCACTTTATACATCTGGCTCACTATCATCACCACCTGAAGGAGATATTTCAAAAGAAGTAACAAAAAGAATTATAGCTAGTATGCCTTATTTACTTAAAACTAAAGGTACTATTAATTCGTTAAAAGGAATGTTAAATTGTTATGGTATTCCAAGTAGTATTTTAAGAGTTCGTGAATATGGTGGATTACAAAAAGATAATCACAAAGCACAATTCGAGATAGCTAGAAAGTTTACTAAAGCTTTAGGATTTAGAGCTGGTCAATATATAGAAACAACTTGGGTAGATGATACTAATAGTGGTAAGAAACCTGAAACGGTTGAAATGAGATTTCGTTCCGTTTCTGGTTCAGACCAAGTTCTTGTACAAAAAGATTCGGATTGGGCTCTTAAATTAAAAGATAATGGTTCTACAGATAATTACGGAACTGTTTCATTTATGTTATCTGGTTCTGGTGGATATAGAGAAGTTAGTTCATCACTATTACCAGTATTTGGTGGTGAGTATCATTCTGTAATGTTGAGAAAATCAAAAATTAATACAGAGTTATTCCCATATCCATCATTTGAAACAGGTTCATTAGCAAATCCACCATTCTTTACAGGAACAAATAGTGCTGAACGTGGTGAGATTCAAATAGTGAGTAGTTCTAATGTAGCTAAAGTGGGAAATAATAGTTTAAGACATAGAAACACCTCAAATGATGGTGTATCATATACATATTTTTATAGAAATCCAGGTGACTTATACCCTACATACACAGCTTCTGTAGCCGATGTATCAACAGGTGATACCTACATATTTAGTGCTTACGCTAAAGCTTCAGGTAGTACAGTTGATTCAGTTGGTAGTATTAATTTATTTGAATTAGACTCAAATGAAAATGTAGTAAATTGGGATGAAGAATTTGAGTACTCAACAAATGAAGGTGGTATTAAATCATCTCAAAAAGTTGGTTTAAATGAAACTGAATGGAAACAGATACAAGTTAAAAAAACTATGAAATTTCCTAATACTACAAAACTTGGTGTACGTTTTGAAAATCGTAAACCAGGTTCAACTATTTATTGGGATGATGTATCGTTAAGAAAGGTAGAAAGTAATACTGATACTATTACTGACGCTTTTAGATATGATTTATTTGTTAAAAAATATGACGCTGGTTTAGATAGAATAATATTAACATCAAAATCAAGTATGTTAATTTCAGGTTCATCAGCGGCTACACAATCCTATAATGCGGCGTGGACTGGTAGTGGTGATTTATTTATAGGTGGTAATTCTACATCAGATTTTAGTGCAATTAAATTATCTGGTTCAATGATGGAATTTAGATTATGGACTGAACCATTAGAAGAAGAGTTTTTTGATTTACACGTATCCACCCCGAAGTCATATGTTGGAAATAGTGTATCATCTTCTTACACTAATTTAGTAAGACGATACTCATTTGATGATAACACAGTTCTAGCAACCAATGCATCTATAAGAGATACAAGTGCTAATCAAACTTATACACAGACAGGTAGTGCTCAAGGATTTAGTGGAGCTAATACATTTGAATCCGTTATAGATAAAACAAAAACTATTATACCTAATCACGGCCCTAATCGTAGAATGGCCACAAAGATTAGAATTGAAAACAATTTTTTAAGTGGTAGTGGTGCTTCACTAAATAGAAATACTAGATTTGACCAAAGTGCAAATGATTTCTCACCAGTTGATTCACCAAAGTTGGGAATATACTTTTCACCTGTTGATGTTATTAATGAAGATATTGTATCATCATTTGCAAACCTTGATTTTAATCAGTTTATTGGTGACCCAAGAGATAATTTTGAAGAAGAATATGATAAGTTAAAAAGTATATCAGATACATACTTCCAAAAATATACAGGTAGAAATAATTTTTGGGATTATATGCATATCATCAAATTTTATGACCAATCTATATTTAAACAGTTAAGTAAATTAATACCAGCAAGAGCTAAAACTCATATGGGAACTTTAATAGAAGGTAATATTTTCGAAAGACCCAAGTCACCTGTTCAAAGAAACCACCCAAGTTTTACCGAACCTTTTTATGAAGACAATATAAATATGACTGTGCTTGAAGCAGACCACGAAGATAGTGCTTCTATTGTTTCAATACAAACAGAGTATCCAACCTATACTGGAGAAATAGATAGTTCTGATACGTTCTTGAAACCTTCACTTTATAAGTTTGAAGCTAACGATAATTTTGATGATAGAAATTTATACATTTCAGGTTCAGCAAAATATGGTGGGCCTAATTACGTATTTACTGAAGCGACAGCTTCTATGGCTATGAAAAGTAGATTATCAGAACACAATCTTGAGTATCAATTTTTTTACACGAGTTCAGGTGATTTTGATAGAAGTTCAAGATTTACTACAGATCCGTTTCTAAACTTTTATACTTCTAAATCACTACACCCTACAGATTTAGACCCAGAATATGATAATATATTAGCTTTAAATAGAAGTTTTTATGAAGGTGTTAAAAATAGTAAAGCAACTACATTAGACGGTGATTTACCAATAATAGTTAGAACATCAGCTCCAACGGTAGCTACACCAACCGACTTTGGTGTTTCAGGATTAAGAATTGATGATGAGATTACTCCGGATACCGACCTATAATCTCTGATTTGCCTTCAGGTTAATTTAAAATGTTTAAAAACTTAGAAGGTGTATATTTATTTACAGTAAAGTTATAGTAGATATTTTATTAATGTGGAGAAAATAAAAAATGGGATTTTATAATGGTGACAACACTAGTGTTAATGCTATTTTGACAACACTTGGAAGAAAGTACTTGTCAACTGAAGGACGTGTTAATATAACTAGATTTCAATTAAGTGATGAAGAAATAGATTATACACTTTACGATGATAGTCATCCAGATGGAACTGATTCGTTTGGTTTAGTTCTTGAAAATATTATACCTTTAGAAGCTTCTCCAACAGTAAATGGGTTTAAAAGTTACTTAGTAGATGAAGATAAATTTAGTGAAAAAAAATTAGTAGTACCACCTGACCCAATTTTAGATGCTGATACACTATTTACTATAAAACCTGAAACATTGGCAAGAGTTGATACGGTTATTTTGGAGGCAAAATTTCTTCCTCCACTAAGACCAATTCTTGATAATCCAGATACAAAGGATGTAGATGAGAGTGGGGGTTCTATTGGGGAAAACGCGGTTAGATTCGAGCCTTATGACGCAGATATAGATGGGCCTAAGAATCCAGAAACATATTTATTTACAATTCAAAATTTAAAACTCGTAAATTTTGAAAATAACGAGGGAGAAACACAATTCAACCCGTTACAAGAAAAGACATATAGAGGAAAACAAATTACTGTAAAGGCATTGAGGGTAAATCCTGGTGCAACAACTACCGTTACTGTTAGAGGTGAAAAATCTAATTTAAAAAAAGTAATCGTAGTAAAGGTAAATGAAGATAAAACTTTTGACAATTTGAGTCCGTTTAACGAAAACGCAGTAGTGACTGATTCAACATACTATTAACTAGTGGAGTAATACAATGGGATTTTTAGACAATACAAGTATCACAGTAGATGCTATTTTAACAAAAAGAGGAAGACAAAGACTTTCAGCTGGTGATTTTAGAGTCACTAAATTTGCATTAAGTGACGATGAGATTGATTATAAATTATATGACGTAACTCACCCTAACGGAACAGATTCATATGGAACAGTAATCGAAAATATGAATTTACTTGAAGCAGCTCCAAATAGAGATGGTTTCAATAGTCATCTTGTAGATGCTAATACAACAGGTGCAAAATTACAAATATCACCATTGCAATATACAAATGTTGATTTTGGTGCAAATTTTACAATTTCACCAACTACAGCAGGTGCAGCTGATGAACTTTATAGTTTTAAAATTGGTAACTCTGGTATAGCTGCATTTATAGACCCTCAAGGGGCTTCATCGGGTATATTTAGTAATATAGTTGCATCAGCTAAAACGGTGCAAGTTGCACCTAAATCGTTTATTACGCCAACACCAAACGCTACAACAAACATTTTAATAACTGGTTTAACATCTGGTTTAGTGGGTATTGTATCTCTAACAGTTAACGCTGACCCGGCTGGAGCAGATGACGCACTAGCTCCACAAACAGGAATTGGTTCATAATAAAAAAATTAATAGGAGTATTTAAATGGCATTTTATAGAAATTTAACAACCGAAGACAGAATAGAAGATGTCTCTGTTGTCACATCTGGAGTTTTTCAGGATGGGGCTGGAAGTATAACTTCATTCTTTACATCTTCAACGCAATATACAAATACAGGTGATTATAGTGTAGATGTTTACAGATATGACCCATCTGGTAATGCTTCTGCGTCAGTTCAATTTGGAATTGCTTATGGTAACGCAAATGGTAGTGGTTCATTAGGTACTGTAGGTGCTACTGGAGATAGAGCATCAGCTGCTGTGTTTGGACAATTTAACAGTTTAATCAATCCACCTAAAACAACAGCATTTACATTCGGCCCTAATCAAGACGAAGAGACAATTTATGCTTTAAGTTTTAATAGAGCAAGAATAAGAGAAGAATTAGAACCTGGTGGTTGGGAATTACATCTAAGTAATGGTTCAGGTAAATTAATAAAATTAATTGATGATTCAACTGCAACTAGAGGTGGTAACACCAATCAAAGAAATTTTGCACCTGAATACAATATTGTTAGTGGTTCTCACGTGGGTGGTACAATAATTAAAACTGCAGCAGCTTCAGAAGATTCTACTATGGGTTCATATGGAACATTCTATCCTGGTATTGGAACATTAATACTTAATCCAAAACGACTATCAGGTGCTCCATTTGCATTAGTATCTTTGAGTGGTTCTAATTCAGATGATAGAAATCAAAGAAAATTATTTAATACATTAGTTACTGGTGAATACTTTCAAGCTAAACGACAAGAACAAATAACATCTCGTCACTACTTTGTAAGAGCAACAGCTGCTCAATTTAATGCTACGACAAACGAAACATTTTATACTGAGTCAATAAGTGGTATAAAAACAGTAATTCCTTCATTAAGAAGTGACCCTAAAACTTTCATAACAAGTGTTGGGTTGTATAACGATTCTAATGAATTATTAGCTGTAGCAAAATTAAGTCAACCAATATTAAAATCTAAATCGAGAGAAGCTCTTATAAAAGTTAAACTTGATTTCTAAAGGGTTAAACAATGTCATTTAGAAAAAACATTGAACCTCAAGATGTTTCAATATCGTCATTTCAAGTACATAAAACTTTTACTTTTAATGATACGGATAGTGGTAGTGGATTTTTTTCATCTCATATAATAAAAGGAAGCGATGCAAATTTATATGATTTTAATTTAAGCACTGCTACATCAACTACGATATCTGAAAGTACTTACTACAGGGTTCCAACATATCAAGCTATAAATAATTTATATTATAAAAACATAGCAACTATGCGAGGTTATATAGATTATATCAGGGGTGTTCCAACTAGTTCTGATGCTGTGATTGAGTATGAATCAACGAACCATTTAGAAAATACTACATTAACTTTAAAAAGACCATATACGCGACAGTTACATGACACAGCTACGGTAATTTCAATTCCACAAAAATTCTATGGTGAACATATAAAACCACATTCAGTAAGAATTACAGATGATAGTACGGATTCAACTATTGTTATACAAGATGATGGATATGGTAATCTTTATGATACAGCATATTCTGCAAGTTATGCTAATAGAACACCTACACATTCTCCTGCATATAGTGGTAGTGTAGTTGGTAATATTTTTTATAATGATGGTATAGCTGTAATAACTGATACTGGTTCTTATTTTAATACAGCTGCTAAAAGTGGTTCGGATGGATTTGTTTTTCAATTTAAAGGTGCTCAAACAATATATGAAAGAGAATATGTTTGTTCTGTAGGAGAAAATGAATTTGAACACACTACAAATAAAACTTTAAGAGTTGGCGGTAGTGGTAGTATTTTAATGTCTACTGGTTCTAATCCATATTTTAGTAATAGCACTAATAGTTCTACCCAATCACTTGAAAATACAATATATGATGAATTTCCATATCACTTAGTTGGATACTCAACCTCTTCTTATGACATCGTAGGTGGTTATCAAACTGATGGGAAATTAATAGGTCAAGCTACTCATTCTGAGTTTGCGACTTACGTTACTGCTATTGGTTTATATAATGACGAAAACGAATTATTAGCAATAGGTAAAATTGCTAAACCAGTAAAAAATGAAAAAGAAATGGCACTTTCATTTGTTGTGAGATTCGACACGAATTAACAAAATTTTCTCTATATATATGATATTTATATGTAAGGAATAAAATCAAA